GATATATTTGGAAATATCTGTATACTATTAAACCAAGTGATGTTGCAAAATTTGAGTCTACTGATTATATGCCAGTCCCAACTGATTGGCAGACATCAACCGATAATGCACCTGTTAGAGATAATGCTGTTGATGGATCAATTAAGATTGCAACTATAGTTAGTAGAGGTGTTGGTTTAGGAACAGCAAATTCTACTTACACTTCTGTTCCAATTAAAGGTGATGGTTCTAATGCAGAGTGTACAATAACAATTGATGGTAACCAACAGGTTAGTTCTATAACTATTTCAAATCAAGGATCTGGTTATACTTATGGTAACGTTGATATTGTAGCTGGTGGAGTTCCAACAGGAACAACAAGACCTGAGTTTAATGTTATTATTTCACCTCAAGGTGGACATGGTGCAGACATTTACAGAGAACTTGGAGCTTACAATGTTCTTCTTTATTCTAGAATTGAAAATGATAACAATAATCCAGATTTTATAACTGGAAATCAAATTGCTAGAGTTGGAGTTGTAGAAAACCCACAACAATTTGGATCAACAAGTTTATTATCTGCAGATAAGATAAGTGCTGTTGGAGCACTTAAATTAGTAGGATCTGGATATAGTACTGCTACATTTACTGCAGATTCTTATTTTACACAAACAATATCAACTGGTACAACCGCTGCTGGTAGAGTTGTAAGTTATGACCAAAACACTGGCGTTTTAAAATATTGGCAAGATAGATCTCTTGCAGGATTTAATACTGTAGGAACTGCACAAACCCAACCTCAATATGGATTTGACCTTAATGAATTTACTTCATCACCTGGCACTGGAGGAGCACTAACAATTACACCAACAACAGGCGTAAATCTTACCATAGATAATAATTTTACTGGTATATCTACGGTAATAAATAATCGTACATACTATCTTGGTCAAACCTTTACGAGTGGTATTGCCAATCCAGAGGTTAGAAAACACTCAGGAAATATAATTTACGTTGACAATAGACCATCTATAACAAGATCGTCAAACCAAAAGGAAGACATAAAAGTTATTTTGCAGTTCTAAAGAATTATGCCCCAACAAACGAACCTCAACGTAGCTCCCTACTTTGACGATTTTGATCCTACAAATGATTATCATAAGGTATTATTTAAACCTGGATATCCGGTCCAAGCTAGAGAGTTAACATCTCTCCAATCAATATTACAGAACCAAATTGAAAAATTTGGACAACATTTTTTCAAAGAAGGGGCAAAAGTCATCCCTGGAAATACTGGATATAGCCAGATATATTATTGTGTTCAGTTAGAAAATTTATTTCAAGGAGTTCCTGTATCTGCATATGCAGATCAATTGATTGGCACAAAAATAACAGGACAAAGATCAGGAGTAACTGCGTTTGTTGACAGTGTTCTACAACCGGAAGATTCCGAAAATGGTAATCTTACTCTTTATATAAATTATCTATCTTCTAGTACTTCAAATAATTCTACGCAACAATTTTTTGATGGAGAACAAATTGCATGTAATGAAATAATTGTATCTGGTCTTCTTGGAAATACTACTATTGCTGCAAATTCTCCTTTGGCAACAACATCTGAAAATGATGCAGCTCAGATAGGATCTGCATTTCAGATTGAAAGTGGAGTATATTTTGTTAGAGGAAATTTTGTTAATGTAAACCGTGAAACTTTAATTTTAGATCAATATTCAAATAATCCAAGTTATAGAGTTGGGTTATTTGTAAATGAAGAAATTATAAACTCTGATCTTGATGAAAATCTTAATGACAATTCTCAAGGATTTAATAATTATGCTGCACCTGGCGCAGATAGACTTAGAATTACTTTAAGTTTATTTAAAAAATCTCTTGATGATTTTAATGATGATAATTTTATTTTATTAGCAACTATAATTGATGGTGTTATTCAAACAGAATCTAGAAGTGGTGGAATTTTTGGTGGTAGTGTTGGGTTTAATGATTTAACTGATACTCTTGCAAGAAGAACATTTGATGAATCTGGTCATTATTATGTAAAACCATTTGACGTTACTCTTGTCAATTCTTTAAATAATCAACTTGGTAATGGTGGAATATTTAATTCTGGACAATTTACTCCAGGTGGAGTGACTCCTACAGATAATCTTGCACTATATAAAATTTCTCCAGGAAAAGCATATGTAAAAGGATATGAAATTGAAACTCTCAATGCAAATTATCTTGATGTAAATAAACCAAGAACAACAAGAACTATTGAAAATCAAAATATAATTTATAATACTGGACCAACACTAAGACTTAATAGAGTTTATAGAGCACCTACAGTAGGAGTTGGAAATACTTATTTTGTAAGTCTACGAGATCAAAGAGTTGGAAGTAGTTCAGAAACTCTTCCTGGAAGTGAAATTGGAGTTGCAAGAGTATATGACTTTAAATTAGAATCTGGATCATATAGCACTTCTAATGCAAATGAAAATGAGTGGAACCTTGCTCTCTATGATGTACAGACAGTTACAGATATTGCACTAAACCAGGCACATACACTATCAATTCCAACTTTTGTTAAAGGTGTGAATAGTGGAGCTACAGGTTTCTTAAGACATTCAGTCTCTGCTGGAACCGCAATAACTGTTTATGAAACTAGTGGCACATTTGTTCCAAATGAAAATCTTTCATTCAATGGAATTTCTGATGGAAGAATTGCGATTGCTATTACTGAGCATGGCATTTCTGATGTAAAATCCATATATGGGACAAATAATGGAGTAATTGGAATTAATACCTTTAGTGCGGATGTAGTTCAATCCAATAAATTTAATGTAGGTATTGCTACTATAAGTCCACTTTCGGGTGGAGTAAGTACAATTAGAAGTACTAATCCACAGTTTCCAGGAACTCTTGTAAAAGAAAATGATCTTATTCAGTATAGTGACACAACTGCGGGATTGGATGGAGATCCTATAGTAGGTAGAGTTATTAGTGTAGGAACAACTCATGTTTCCATAGAAGGAGTTACTGCTGTAAGTGGGATTTCGAGTGGATTCCTTCCAGCATCAACTTTAAGTGTGACTGATCTTAAAGTTCTTACTACAAATTTAGCACCATCTTCTGATGATTCTTTGTTTACTCCTTTACCAAAAATTAATATTTCTAATGTAGATCTTGCAGATGCCTCTTTAGTTATTAGAAAAACATATAATGTAAATATTGCAAGTAATGAACTATCTTTGCAGGTTGTATCTGACGATAATGAATCTTTCCTTCCTTTTGATGAGGAAAGATATCTTTTGATTAGATCAGATGGATCCACAGAAGCGTTAAGTAGTGATAAGTTTGATATTTCTACAAATGGTTCTACATTACAAATTCGTAATCTTGGAACCAATGATACTGGTGCGACTTTAATTACAACTCTTCGTAAAATAAAACCAAAGGCAAAAGAAAAAATTAAAAATAGAGTTAATTCTATTATTGTAAATAAGTCAAAACTTGCTGGTTCTGGGATTGGTGCGACAACTTTGAATAATGGATTGACTTACGGAAATTATCCTTTTGGTGTAAGAGTTGAAGATGAAGTAATTTCATTAAATACTCCAGATGTTATTGAAATTCATGGAATTTTTGAATCTTCTGACACTAACTCACCTTCTTGTCCTCAAGTTGTTCTTCAATCATTAAACACTCAGTCAACTACAACTGCAGAACTATTAGTTGGTGAGCAATTAATTGGACAAACAAGTGGTTCTGTTGCTATAGTTGCGGAAAAATTAAACGATTCTTCAATTTCCTTCCTTTATAAAAATGAAATTTCTTTCATTGAAGGTGAGACTGTAGAATTCCAAGAATCAAATGCGTCTGCATTGGTATCTACTTTATCAACTCCTAGTTTTAATATTTCATCAAATTATACTTTTAAAACAGGTCAAGAAAATACTTTCTATGATTTTGGTAGAATTAAAAGAAAAAATAATTCTACATCACCATCAAAACAAATAAAAATTTATTTTGAAAGTGCAGAGTATTCTAGCACGGATGATGGAGATATAACAACTGTTAATTCATATGGACAGTTTGATTATGGTAATGAAATTAAATCTGTAGGTTTCTATAGAAATTCTGATATTATTGATATTAGACCAAGAGTCTCTAATTACATTGCAGCAGAAAATTCTAGATCACCTTTAGAATTTTTAGGTAGATCATTTAATGCTTCTGGACAATCTGCAGCAAACATACTGGCATCCGATGAAGCAATTTTGACAGATATTTCATACTATCAAGGAAGAGTTGATAGAGTATTTTTATCAAAAGATGGAAAATTCCAGGTTGTATATGGAACACCATCAGATAATCCACAAAGACCAGATCCTGTTAATGATGCAATTGAAATTTGTAGAATTGATCTTCCTGCATATCTATATCGTCCTGAAGATGCAAAATTATCTTTTATGCAACATAAAAGATTTAGAATGCAAGATATTAAGGAACTTGAAAATAGAATCAAGAGTCTTGAATATTATACAACTCTTTCTCTTCTAGAAAAAGAAACTGCAAATCTTTTTATTGCTGATAGTGAAGGATTAAATAGATTTAAATCTGGATTCTTTGTTGACAATTTTAATGACTTCTTAGCTCAAGAAGAAAAATTTAAAATCAATAACGCTATTGATAGAAAGTATAATGAACTTAGACCAAGACATTATACTAATTCTGTTGATATGATTTTTGGTCCAGTTGTAGATACAGATCCAACTGCAGACCTAAACTTTGCCATAGTTGAAGGTAATAATGTTAGAAAACAAAATGACATATTAACTCTTGATTATGCAGAAGTTGAATATATTAAACAAAACTTCGCTACTAGAACCGAAAGTGTAACTCCTTTCTTGATTAGTTTCTGGAATGGAACTCTTGAACTTACTCCAGCATCTGATAACTGGGTTGATACTGCAAGACTTGAAGCTAAGATTATTGAAACCGAAGGTAACTATGCAGAAACTTTCAACGACATGGTGGAAGGTGGAACTATCGATCCACAAACTGGATTTGGTCCAATGATATGGGACTCTTGGGAAACTAACTGGACTGGTGTTGATGTAGTTGAAACAACTAGAACAAGAGTGATTCAAAATGGTCCTGATACAATTCATCGTCAAGGAGGTGGTGGTAGAAGACTACAAAGTAGAGAAACAAGACAAGTAACGGATTCAGTTGTTGAAGAAAGAATTAGATCAACAAGGGAGTTTGGAACTGTTTCCAGAAACGGTGTAAGAACAATTGTTACTGAGCAGTTTGATCGTGAATCTGTTGGTGACAGAGTTGTGAGTAGGGATCTTATTCCTTTCATGAGATCTAGAAACGTAGAGTTTGTTGCTAAGAAAGTCAAACCACTTACAAGACTTTATGCATTTTTTGATGGTGTTGATATTTCCAAGTATTGTGTTCCTAAGTTGATGGAAATCACAATGGAGTCTGGAAATTTTGAAATTGGTGAAACTGTAATTGGATCTACTCCTGTCATTGGTGATATTGGTGCAAATACTCTTCCATCAGCACCTTCTATAAGATTTAGAGTTGCCCAATCAAATCATAAAGAAGGTCCATATGATTCGCCAACAAAAACCTTTAGGCAAAACCCATATAATAGTCAAGATTTATCCGCAGCATATTCTTCAACATCAACTATTTTGAATGTTGATACATTCTCTCTTTCTAATGAAGCACAAGGACAATATTATGGATGGGCACAAGCAGGAATGAGTCTCCGTGGTCAAACTAGTGGTGCTACTGCAACAATATCAAATGTTAGACTTATTTCTGATATATCTGCCACATTAATTGGTAGTTACTATATTCCAGATCCAAATAATATGAGTTTCCCAAGATTTGAAACGGGAACTAAAACCTTCACCTTAACTGATGATATTGATAATAATCAAGACGCAGCAGTTACTATTGCAGAGGAAGGATTTGCTTCTACAGGAACTTTAGAAACAGTTCAAGAAAATATTATTTCTGTTAGAAATGCAAGAGTTGAACTTAAGAATGAATTCCAAAGTAGAAATGTTAATAGAGATCTTGGAACCGAAGTTGTTGAGAGCACTGTGGTTTCTTCACAAACAAGAACTCAGACTATTATTACTTGGTACGATCCACTTGCACAATCATTCTTAGTTCAAGATAATACAGGATGTTTCCTTACCAGTTGTGATGTGTTCTTTAGAACAAAAGATGATATGGATATTCCTGTTGTCTTCCAGTTGAGAACAATGGTCAATGGAGTTCCTTCACCTAAAGTTCTTCCATTCTCTGAGATTGTTCTTGATCCAGATGACATTCAAACTTCTGCAGATGGATCTATCGCAACAAATGTTCAATTCAAGGCACCTGTCTATTGTGAAGGTGGAACTGAATATGCAATATGTTTAGCATCTAACTCAACTAAGTATAGTGTTTATATTTCAAGGATTGGTGAAACTGATCTTTTAACTGATACATTTATTTCAAACCAACCATATCTTGGATCACTCTTTAAGTCACAAAATGCCTCTACTTGGGAACCAAGTCAGTGGGAAGATCTTAAGTTTACTCTTTATAGAGCAGACTTCCTTGAAAATGGATCTGTAGAATTCTATAGTCCAGAACTTACAAGAGGAAATAATCAAATTCCAAAACTTCTTCCAGATCCAATTGTAATGAACTCTAGACAAATTAGAGTTGGTCTGGGAACAACGGTAGCAGATTCTTATGAAATTGGAAATACATTCTCACAACAAGGAACAAATGCAACCGGAGATCTTGTAGGAGTAGCCGCATCTGCTGTAGGTAATCTTTCAATTAGCAATGCTGGTCTTGGATACACCCCTGCTGATGGAAGCCAAACTTTTGCTGGAGTTAATCTTGTCACTATTACTGGTAATGGTAGAGGTGCAACAGCAGATATTACTATTGTAAATGGAAGTATTGTTGCTAGTGGCGCAACAATTTCAAATAATGGAGGATCTGGATATCAGGTTGGTGATGTTCTTGGTATTACTACAATTGGAATAGCAACAGTTGGTACTAATGCAAGGTTGACAATTGCTGGAATTGGAATTACTAATGAATTAATTTTTAATAACGTTCAAGGAGAATTTGTTGTTGGTGCAGCAAAAACACTAATGTTTGTCAATAGTTCTGGTATTACAACAGAACTTAATTCTTCTGGTTCTGTCGGTCTTGGAACTGGTGGTGATGTTCAAATCTCAGCAATTAATATTGATACTGATGGATCTCATTTTAAAGTCAACCACCAGAATCATGGAATGTACTTTAGTGACAACTCTGTTAATATTTCAGGAGTTCTTCCTGATATTAGACCAACTAAGTTGACTGCAGAATATGCATCTGGATCAACAGGTTCAATTGCGGTCAGTTCTGGATCAATATTTTCCTCTTTTGAAAATGTTGGAGTTGGAACTACAAATGTTGGATACATTCTAATTGGAGAAGAAGTTATTGAATATACAAATGTTTCTGGAAATACTATTGGTGGTGATATTGTGAGAGGAACTGATCCAAGAACTTATCCAATTGGAACTCCAGTATTTAAATATGAAAACTCAGGTATAAATTTGAATAGAATAAACAGAACTCATGATTTGAACGATGTCACTGAAAAAGATCCATTTACTTTTGACTCTTATAAAGTTAAATTGGATATGAGTTCTACTACAGGAACTGATAGAAGCACTGACATTGGTCATCCAAAACTCTATATTAGTGGAAACAAATCTACCGGTGGTAGAGACGTAAGAGCCACTCAAAACATGCCATTTGAAATTATTACACCACAAGTTCAAAATCTTACTGTTACTGGAACCAACATTAATGCTCAGGTCAGAACAACCACAAGTAAAAGTTTCAGTGGAAATGAAATTCCATTCGTTGATGCAGGATTTGAAGATATCACAATAAATCAAAAAAATTATTTTGATACTCCAAGAATGATTGCATCTAAAGTTAATGAAGATTTGAAGTTGACTAATGTTGTTGGTGGTAAATCAATGCAAATGTCTCTTTCATTGAATACAACTGATAGTCGCATAAGTCCCATTATCGACGCTCAAAGAGTAAATGCAATTGTAACTTCAAATAGAGTTAATAATATTATTACAAATTTTGCAACAGATTCTAGAGTTGATGTTGTTGAAGAAGATCCTACTGCATGTCAATATGTTTCTAAAGAAATTGTTCTTGAAAATTCTGCATCTTCAATTAAAATTATCGTTGCTGCTCACGTTGGAGAGGATGCTGATATTAGAGCATTCTATGCTGTAAATGATAAGATTGGACTAGATCCGATCTTTACACCATTCCCTGGATATTCTAATTTAAATTCTAGAGGTCAAATAATTGCCCCAGAAAACAATAATGGAGAGTCTGATTCATTTATAACTAAATCAAACACTCGTTCATTTAATAGTGAAGATTTAGATTACAGAGAATATACTTTTACAGTTGATCAGTTGCCTGCATTTAGAACATACAGGGTAAAACTGTCACTGATATCTAATAGTCAGTGTTTTGTTCCTAGAATTAAAGATCTTAGAGTAATTGCTTTAGCATAATGGATTTCTATGAATTAGATGGTCACAAGGATCTCGCAAGAGATCCTTCAACAAATGCAGTATTAAATGTAAATAGTCTCGAATACCAACAGTATCTTGCGAGACGTGAAGTTAAATCTGAAAAGAATGATAAGATACAAAACATTGAAAATGATTTTGCTAATATGAAGAGTGAATTGAACGAAATTAAATCTCTATTAAAGGAGTTAATACATGGATCCTGACACTATCGAACTAAACAACCTATCAAAGCAATTTGCATATACAAAAGTTGCAGCAGAGATAGATAGTTGTGATGATCGTGATGAATTAAAAAATATTGCAAAATCTTTTTGCAAATTATATTATAAACAGCAAGAAACAATGAAACTAATAGGACTAGTAGATGGCAACTAAAAATATTACGTTTGATCCGGATTCAGGAGTTCCTTATGGTTTAAATTTGACCATGTATGGAGGAGCAGATTTTTCTGCTAATCTAAATGTTTTCACTACATCAAATGCAGCATTTGATTTGACAGGATATTCTGGATCTGCGGCAATATCAAAAAGTGTTGCTGTTGGAGCTACATTAGGAATAACAAGTTCATTGTCTGTTGGATTTACCAGCGCATATGATGGAAAAATAAAACTATCATTGAGTTCAGTAAATACCAGAGGAACTACAGAGGGTAGATATATGTTTGATGTTTTAGTAAGTAAAGGGGGAACTACATATCCTCTCGCAAGTGGTAATGTAATGGTAATTAATCCGGTTTCATCAGCACCCTAAATACAGTTAGGAAACTTGTGAATATATGGCACAACCAGCAAGTAGATCAGATTTAATCAATTATTGTAAAAGGCAACTGGGAGCACCGGTCCTTGAAATTAATATTGCCGATGAGCAAGTAGATGATCTTGTTG